GCGCCTGCTGCTGTAACCCGCGGGTCCCGAACGGGATTTCACAGGATCCGTTCACTGCGGGACGGCATGGAGCTCGAGCGCCGGGAGTACTTACGCGACGTCCGAGGCTCTGTAGACTTCGACCTTGTCGACACATTCGCCATCGACCCAGTACGCTTTCCGTGGGCCAAAGAGCAGGCACGACTCTACAACTCGTACTCTTTTGAGTACGCGATCTTCGAGTACGTCCCTGCCGTCGGCTCCCAGGAGGGTGGATCGGTTCTGCTGGCCCCAGTGTACGACCCAACCGACCAGCTCACAGCCTCGGAGGGAAAGGCAGCATTCCTCAATCTGGTGGACGCGGCAGCAGGCCCAGCCTGGTGTCCGCTAGCCATTCGGTGCCAGAAGGAGGACATAATGCAGCAGAAGCGCCTGTTCGCACAGGCCACCACGCAATCCCAGTCGCGCTTCACGTCCGGAGGCAACGTCTTCTTCTGCGCAAGCGGGAACACTGATAGTACCAGCATCATTGGAGAGATCTGGGTCACGTATCTGATTCGCTTCAAGAGTCCCCAGCTGCCTGATCCTAAGGGCGGCCGGGCCATTGGTGCTGGTGGTGCCAAATATTCGGGCACCTCCAACGCTGCGCCGTTTGGAACCTTGGTGAGTTCCGAGACCATTCCGGTTACTGGACCGGTTGCCGATGGCACGACATCCCACACGTCAACGTGGACCTTCACGGACGGGTGGTCGGGCTACTTGTCATACAATGTCACCGGCACAGGCAACATCAACGGAAACGCGACGCAGGGCACCGCCACCGTCTCGCAACAGTACATCAATGACAACGACTCCGATGTGATCTTCTCGGAGTGCTACTTCGTCAATGCGGACCAAGGCGACACCCTCGTCATCACCCTGACCAACACGACCATTACTGCCGCGGTGGCGATTTTCACGCAATGCCCAGACCTTGATGATTGATTCGGTCTGGGTGGTGCTTGGCCCGCTGGGCTTGCCCAGCAACGGGGGAAGCTGGCCTATTGATACGGTCGGTCCGCCAAGCTCATCACCGGTAGACGAACTGAGAAAACAAAATAAACATCATAAGACAGAAAAACAAATAAACAAGCCCAGAAGATAGACCTGCCAAACCCTCCACATGTGCACCACTGGCCGGGGTGTGCATGACGACGACGGCTGGGGGCGCCCTACGCATTCGCGGAGACGGCAACCGCGTCTTAGTAGCAGCTCTGCTGAGCGCCACGCCACGGCCCCACAGTAGCGAGTGGGGGGGCTTACCGGGGGCGTTAGGTCCTGCATCCAGGACAGTCGCCGTG